AACACCTGTGCGGCCCTGTCTAGATCACCCATTTGGGCAAGCTGCACCGCCACATTTGAAAAATCAGTTTGTGAGGCATCACCAGACATTAATGGAGCCATCAGGTCGGCAAGCATACCTCTTCTACGACGCCTTTCTGGCCCAGATACCGCTGCGCCAATAGCTTTGCCTACATTGTCAGAAAACCCAGGTCTAGCAAGACCGGCCAATAAAGAAGGATTTAATCTTAAATTTGGAAGAGAGGTTCTCGGAATTGCCATAATTTATCTCCAAATACCAGAATAATTAACTTGATAGTAGCCACTATCGTCAACACTAACGCGCTCAGGGTGTGTCTCAAGAAGCTCTTGGGCCAGAACCCCAACCTGAGAGCCAAACTCGCCAAGCTCATTGGCCTTATCATTCCAATCCCACTTGTAAATGTTAAATCCTTGTTGGTTTTTGCCAACAAACTCAATGTTCTTTTTAAGGCGAATATCGGATGACTCTTCTAGTCGCTTATAAAGATCCCCAAGGAAATCAAACAATCCATCTTCATTACTTCTTGCGCCAGCCGCTAATACTCCAGCAGCAACCTCACCAAGAAGATCTGCCTGGCCTTGTCTAGAAGCAAGCAACCCTTCAAGCCCAGAAACCGTAGCCTCGCCAAACAGTCCAGTGCCAAACTGCTGTGCCTGTTGCGCCATACCACCAGCAGTAAGTCCGGCCTGAAGAACGTCAAGAGCCGCTGACTGAGGAATAAATGCGCCCTGCGTTGCTGCCAAGGCTCTTCTTAATTGATCTGTCTCAAGCGCCTGTTCACCGCTTAACATTCCTAGGCCTGCTTGGCCTAACTGAAGCCCACGGGCTTGTCGTCCTGTCAGCAAATCCTGTGCAGATCGTCCTAAACCAGCACCTGTGGTTGCAAGCTGACTACCTAGTCGACCAGCAAAATCACGTTCAGCCCGCGCTTGTTGCATAGCCTGTAAGATAGCTGTATTTCTAGCTTCTGCTTGAGCCTTTGCAAGGGCTAACTGCTCTGGTGTTCCACCATATAAATTAGTTGAAACGCCTAGTCTGCCTTGAGAAGCAAGACGCTCCTCTAGCTGTAACTGCTGTCGTCGCTCTTCTGGAGATTGAGCTGCACGTATGCGCTCAAAAATAGCCTGCTCTCTTGCCATTGGGCTCATTGTTGCTTCTTCCAACAACCCCCCTGCTGACATTAGGTTTTGCAGGGCAAGCTGATTGGTAGCATCAAGTGTTGGCAAAGCACTATCAAACTCACTGTCAGAACGAGTAATAAACTCACCACCCAATCTGCCTACTTGTCTGGAGCCAAAAGCAGGGCCAATATTAAATAAACCTTCAGTCAAAAGAGCATTTTGAATGTCTGCAGCTGTACCAGTAGGCCGAACATCCAAGGCACCTCTCTCACCAATATATGATCTACCAGTGCCACTTGAAACAGCAAAAGGCTGAAATTCAGCCATTGAAGTAAGCGTATCTCGAAGTCCAAGTTGCCCAGGAGTGCCTAAAAAAGCATCTCTGACATCGTCGCCAGCAGTTCCAAGACTTTGATAGGCTGTATTTACCGCTGCTAATCCAGCAATGTCACCAAAAATAGACATTAGTATGTTCCTCCATCAATTGTGACGGTATCAGAACTTCCTAGGTTAGTAACCAAGTTTCCTGTAATTGACAAGTTTGCAACTGTCACTGTTCCGGTAAAGGTTGGCGAAGCAATATCTGACTTTGTTGCAGATGCTGTAGCAATTGCATCAAACTCTGTATCAAACTCACTGCCGCGAATAATTTTGTTGGTATCGCCAGAGGGCAACGTGTCCTTAGCGCCAAAATTAGTAGTTTTAGTGTAATTACTCATACTGTTTTACCTATTAACGCTAATACATTTATTTCTTGAACAGATATTTCTGATCCATTTATTGACGACTCAAGACCAATAGTAACAACCCCGCCATTGCCTGTACCTTGAACAGCCCTTTTAGTAATCAGCAAACCACCTGTATATGTGCCGATGCCATATTCTCCCTCACCAAAAAACGCAGGAGTTTGATCGCCAACATTAATTTCATAGTTAGAAAAGGCCGTCTCAAAATCATAAGCCCATTTTACAAACACTCGACCATCATTAAGACCAACCAGTGTAGGCCGTATCTTTTTGACAAACTTTATACGGCTAGGATCACCAAATGTTAATCCTGGGCTAAAGTATCGGAACTGATAGCTAGATGTGTTGTCTTTGTATCCATCATATTTGCCAATACCATCAGATGTACCTATATACAGGGTGCCATCCTTGTCTCTTTCAAACGACTTATGACCTGTTGAAGTCCACCTGGTTACACGATAAGCATTATTTTCAAGCCGACCTTTAAGATCAAAACAATAAACTGTTTGCTGACTTGGAAAACAAATCAAATAAAATGAGTTTTCTGGACTAAAAATTGATGCTACCGGCTGTGTTTCTGCAGCAATAACTGCTATTAACTCTGTCTTGATATTGATACTAAGATCAGATAGCGGCAAAGACTTTTCTTGTATTGTCCTACCAAGACTACGCAAGCCTGATTCAGTTAAAAACAATACATCTGTGCCAATGCCTTGTATTGAGTTTCTATCAGCACAACCAACACCAGAAACAGTATCTGCGAGACTCATCACAGCAGGCGTATTCGCATTCTGATAAAGCAAAATGCTATGCTCACCAAAAATAACTAACAAATTGTTATGAACTGCCAACCCAACAATAACGTCATGTCCATCAGGCCACGCTTTTGATACATTGATTGAGCCACTTGAGCCGCCAGTAAAATCAACACCATCAAGCAGATCAGACCAATAAACAGTTTGCGCCTCAGAGCTATTGTCAGCTATCCATAAGCGCCCAAATCCAGGTATAGCTTCATTACACTTAAAAGTTGCTGGTGTAGTGTTGCTATTTACAGTACCAAAAGTCCTTACCCCCGTTGCATTGTCGTAAACAAGAGGGTCAAAACCACGTTGAAAAAAGTATGCCTTGTTATTGAAGTTAACAATCTTCCAGTTATTAGCAGTAATTGAATAAGAACCTGGGGTAGCATCGGTAAGGGTTGCAGTACCAGTCAATATTTTGTTGTTGCCAGTACTAAAAATTATTTCATTGCCAGATTCGTCATAAAAATGATGAATCCTATGTACATGGTCAGATCCCAAAGCAGTCTTATTGGTTGTAAGAACATTAATTCCTTTTCGTGATGCAATCCGGCCACGTTTATCAATCACAGCATTATCGGCAACATCTGCAAATGCCGGATCTTGCGCTAATGGCGAATCTTCTGTATTAACTCCCTTAAAACCTGGGGCAATCAGATTAATACTTTGTAGTGGTTGCGCCATAACTGTCTCTACGGAGTGTAAAAAATTGTTTCTTCAGGATGCTTTTGAGCATCCAACGCAACAGCATCAGAAAGATACTTGTCAGCAATAGAAAAATACTCTGCTGTAGATGTCCCACCAGTTTCGCCACGCTCTCTAGCTAATAGTGCAACAGCTAGGTGAATAACAGGCTGGCTAGGAACGGATAAAGTATCTGTATCACTACTTAACGTAGTCTTTCGTATAACAATCCTAGATTTCAACAAATAAACACCATCTGGCTTGGGATACACATCAATCTGAGCATCACCATTTGTATCAACGCCGTTGAATGTATAGTACTCAGGCGCACCAGAGGCTGTCTCTTCAATCAAAAGCTTATCGTCAAACCAATTTTGAGTTTGATACTGCATCAATAGATTTGAAGTATCATTTATAAGATTTAATATCTTGGCCTTATCTCCGCTTCCAGTTAGTGAATATGTAAAATCTCCAGCAGATGTAGTAATTGTGAGCGGTGAGCCAGATGTTGTTCGTAAAGCAGACCAGTCCCAGGCTGACTCTACAATTTGTTTTGCATCATTTACAAAATCACCCACCATTGTGCTGTAAGTATCATTTGTTACGGTAGTAACAGTATCTTCACGCAATCGCCGCAATACATTATTAACTAAATCTAAATAAGTCATACCAGCATTCCACCCTTGCGATTAATTTGTCTTGCAAAAAAATCATCCAACATTAAATTAGAGTCTGGTTGCACAGCCTGAGTCAAGAACATACCACGCCCCCTAGGAACATCGTAAAGATCTGGAACGGCAAAGGGTAAGGCTACGTCAAGCTTATCTGGATCAAATTTTGGCAATGTTTCATCTCCGCCAAACCCATCTCCATCACCCGGACCTTCACCAGGGCCTTCACCCGGACCTTCACCAGGACCTTCACCAGGGCCTTCACCAGAGTCACCATCATCGCTGCTGTCATCATCGCTGCTGTCATCATCGTTACCACCGCCGCCGTTACCTCCGTTACCTCCGCCTCCGCCGCCGTTGCCGCCACCGCCGTTACCTCCATTACCTCCATTACCGTCATTACCATCGCCGCCATCACCACCCCTACCGACGCCGCCGCTCTCATCAGGTATTGTTGGATCAGGAGTTGTAGTGTTTACTGGAGGTCTGGGTGGACGCGGTGGTGGTGGATCAACAATAATTTTTGGCGGCCCAAAAATACCAGGTCGCACAACATTGCTAAAATCTTCATCGCCTGGTATCTCTATTGTATTAATATCTTCGGGGCTAGTTATAACTTCTCCCTCCTCAGTATAACTGCCTCCTGGCTGAAATATATCTTTCCACCATGCATCAACGTCGTCATTTATATTTCCAATTTTTTTAAATTCGCCAGTCCAAAAACCATCGTCATCAAAAATTCCGTCTTCATCCTCATAATCCACAATAAAAACATTGCCGTCTTCATCAACCTCATAAAATTGTTGTGAGCCCCCTTCTTCAAGGGTTGGGTCGCTGGTGTTGACGCTGGTATTGCTGGTGTCGGAATCACTACTGTCCGAACTGTCCGAACTGTCCGAACTGTCAGCACTGTCAGAGTCAGAGTCAGAAGCGGAATCAGAATCAGAATCAGAGCTACCTCCACCTCCACCTCCACCTCCACCTTCAGGAAATAATATTGAGAAATTAGGAAGCACAACGCCAGGAATAATAGGTCTAAATATTAAATTACCATTTTCATCTACTATGAACCTTCCCTCTTCATCTACCTGTGCGCCTAAATTGCCATCATTAGAACTACCAC